GACGCCGTATTCCTGAATCCACGGCGCGATCTGCAACGCCTGCCAAAGCTGCGTGAGGTCAGTATCGGTCGGCGTCAACCCGCAACCGGTGATGCACTGTACGAGTTCGCGCATCGGCTGCTCGAACGCGGCGGCCGGTGGGATTGAGCCAGCGCGACCGACGCTAGGGTCGCCGTTGATGTATGGCGCGTTTGCGTCGAGGACGCCGTATGGCTGTTGATACTTCATTGATCTCTATCCCGTCAGCCGTAGGAGATTGTGCCGACAATCGGCATGTAGCCGTTGGAAGGCATCACGGTGTTTTCGTATTCGAGGTCGAAGTGATCGACGCCCCCGGCTTGCGAGATCGCTTCGGAAATCCACGACCGATAGATTTCCTGGCCGGGCGAAGCGCGCTCCATGAACATCGCTTCGACTGCCTGCTCGATGTTCGCGCGTGTTGCCTCGTCGTCGGTGGCGAGGTTGATGATCTTGAAGTTGATCGGGAACCGCAGCGGCGCGACGACGAAGAAATCCTTCACGGTGACAGGTCGCATGCGGTCGAGATGTGTGGTGAGCGCCTGCACATCCTCATCCAGCGGGAAGCCGTCATTCTCGACGGCGCGAAGGTCGTCACACATGAAGCGCACCGTCACGGTGCCGATGCCCATTTCGAGCGGGTAGCACCATGCGCGGGTGACGCCCGGCAGCATCAGCGACCAGTGGACGTAGTCCTCGGCATCGCCGCCCATCGGAGGGGCCTGAATTCGCTCAAGCACGCGGGCGCGTAGCTCTTCGTCGGTTTCCTGATCGGTGCCACCTTGCAGAAGCTCGACGGCAGCGGTGGAATCGATCTGTGGCGGCGGCGCTGCTACGAACGTGAGCGAGGTGCCGGGATCGAGATTGCCGACCACGCCAGGATCAAGCGCGCGGATTGGTATTGGCGTCGGTTGGTCGGTGACGATGGTATCGGTCAGCGTCTCGAATAGCGTCGCGCCGTAGGATAGTTGCGTCGCCACCGGCACGACCGCGCCACCTAGCGGCCCGGTGAATATGGCGGTGCCGACCGAAGGCGTGGCAAGTTTGCGACCGGTCGAGCCGTCCGCATTGACGAGCCAGATAAAGGCATGACGGTCGAGCCACACTGTCTCGCTGGTATCTGGCATCAGTTGCAGCGCAAGCCAGTCGATGTACTGCAAAACTAAATGACAAAGCGCGCCTTGATTATCGCTTAGAACCCGCAGCACGCTGTTCGGAACGTTCGCGTCCGCGCCCGGCAACGAGCCGCGTATAAGATCGCGAACCTGACTACGTACTGCGCTGAGCGTTGGCGTCTGCCATGGCATCCCTTATTCCTCGATGATGTCGTCCCAGAGGATTTGATAAGCGAGTTCGACTGCGGTCAGCGGCCCGCGATAGAGCCGTATAAGCGCAGTGATGCGCTGCGTATCGACACGCTGGACGATGACTTCCATTCCCGACGCAATGCGCAGATCGATGAACGGTTGGAGAGCCTCGCGGATGTAGAACTGGATGCGCACGAGGGTCGAACCGCGCGCCGCTTCGACGCCGGTGATCTTCTCGCGCGAGAGCAGCCAGAGATGCGATCCGATGGGCCACGCACCGCGCCAAATAAGCCGCGCGTCGAGATCGCCCCACCAGCCCCGGCGATCCGTCGAATCCGGATCGGGCAAGATATCGTCGGTGCTGGCAAGGCGATCCGTTCCGAGCGCGACGATTACCGCTGTCGCAAGCGCCTCGGAATCGTCAAGCGTGCCGTCGCCCAGAAGAAGCCAATCGACCGAGACTTCGGTCTGGTATGGAAACTCGCCCTGTTGGACGAGACGGACATCGGCCACTCAGCGGCTCACAAGGCTCGCGATCATCGTCGGCCCGCGCTCTGTGATCAGCGCGTAGTTCGCGCCGAGCGAAATGCCGAGCAGCAGCATGAGCGCAGGCACGAGGGGCGGTATCAGCCTTGAGCGTGGCCTGAATCGCTCAAGTACATTCGACATTTCCGTTTCGAGTTCGAGCGCCACCATGCTGCCGTCGATTTTGCCGTAGACGTTTTGCGCTACACCAGCCTCGGTGAGTACGCGCGCAAACTTGTGCTTGTCGGCATTGCCGCCGAGATACGTTTTCTTTTCCTTGCAATGAACGTAGCTGTCCTTGTCCTCAAGCATCAGATGGGATTCCTTGCCGGACAAGCGCGTGGCGTCCTTGGTCACGTCAACGTAGCGGTAGGATTTGTCCACGCCTTGTTTGTAGATCGGCTTCTGTCCTTTCTGCTGCTTGCCGCTTTGGCTGGTGCCGTCGCCCTTGCCGGTCGAGCTACCGCTGCCACCGCCGCCGCTTGGATCAGTGCCGCCACCGCCGCCCTCTCCAGCGAGCGCAGATGCGCCACCGCCGCTAGAACCGCCAGAGCCGCCACCCTGCTGTTGATTCTGCTGCTTATCGACAAGCTGCATGCGCACCGTCTTTTCGGTCTGCGCACTCCAAAAGCCGCCGTCTGTCGTCATGTGAAACTGTTGGCCGTCGTCCTTGCCGCGATACATCGCGGTGTCGCCCTTCTCCATTCCCCACAGGCGATGCCGCCGGTCATCCATCACGGGGCACACCGGAAACGAGCGATTGCCGCCCATGAACTGCACGAAGCCCTCGGCGCCATCACTGACAGACCCGTCCTGGCCCTTGTCGGCGTCATGAACCACGGAAGTGAAACCATAGTTTTGTGGACTCTCGACACCGCCCCGCGACTCGCCCTTCATGAAATTGCCCTTCATCTCCTGCATGAATTTGGAGTCGTCGGCCTCGTGGATTACCGAGCGCGAGCCACCGGAGTAGTAGGAGCGGAACGAGGTGTGGGCGGGCGTAGCGTTATGCATGATCCTTTCTCCTTGCTAGTCTGTGCTTGGCAATTTGTCGGGCGGTGTCGTTGTTGGTGGCAATGGTGTTGGCGCCACCGTTGTGGGCTGCGGGGCGGTCGGATTCGTCACGTCCAAGTCGTTGCCGTCGTTCAGCGCCCAGGGCGGAACGAGTTCAAGCTCGGTCAGCGTCCCGCTTTTTGAATCTTGGGTAAACGTTGCGGTCTTGATCGCCATGTACATGTCGAGCATCGCCATTGGCGAATAGACGCTGACCAGCGAACCAGCGCGCCATAGATCGTGTGTGCGTGGATTCGGCGCGGCACCCTTCATCAATCGACCCGGCATCATCCAACCTTGCACGGTGATGTGGACGCGTATGATCGTGCCGTTGTGCCACTTCGCTTCATTCTGGGCGCGCTTTTGCAGTTCAGCCTTACTCCATACTGGCTGTTCTGCCGGTGTAAGGATCGGGCTGTACCGTCTCAGCGCACCCATCGCTTCAGCATCCATTTCAGATGCCGTTGGTCCACTATTGTCGTTGCTCGCACCGGTCTGCCCATGCACGAGATACTTTGAATAAATCTCCGCTTCGGATATCAGGGCTTGGCATTTCAGGATGTTGATTCCTTCGACTAGCTCGGCGACGGCCGGTTCGCTGTGATCGCCAATCAGCAGCAAATTTCCATGATGGTCGCTGCCGAGAATGACGCCGCGCGGGCGCGCGAGCCGCTCGATGAAATGCCCGATTGGTTCGCCAATGCCGACTTGCAACTGCTTGAATGGCGTTGGATCGACATTGCCAATCGGCAGAAACGCAACGCCGGTTGGGGCAGCGACTTCGTTCGCGACTTGCTGCAAATTCTTGCCGTCGAAATTCCCGGTCGGATGAATCACGCTGGCGCGGGCGGCATAGAATTGGACGCCCACGCCCTGCAGCATGACGCCCTTGTTTCCTTTGTCGTAGGCAGTCTGCCGTTCGTAGATGACGCCGGTTACAGCGAGGTTGTCGCCGAGATAAATCGCAGCCGGGTCGCCCGGCTTGATCTGCAGTAGCTGCCAGTTCGCGGGCGGCGGCTGATCGGGCACCTCTACGATATCAGCCGTCGTAAAGCGGAAGAGGGGATAGTTCTCGGCCCAACGATGCTGGACCCAAACCGATTCCCAGTTGTCGAACCGGAATCCACCGACGACGATGGTCGCTACCTCATCGCGATTAGGCATGGGCGGCGGGCTATCCCGAGAGCGCGCGTCCGGTCATCCGCATGAACGCTGGATGCACGGTCTTGTTTTCGACGCGCAATTCGTCGGCGCGGCTCGCGTCCGCGTAGAGCCGATGAGCCATCACGATGCTCGCCATCGATTTAGCGAATATGAACTTGAGCATCATCGGTAACGGCCGCGCCGTGCTGGTGAGAAATCCGTTGAGCGCCGCATGCAAGGCAACAATGACCTGGAATGTTGCCTGATCCATTTGATCGGCGGCGGTTTCTTCGACGCCTGCATACATGGTGTTGATATTTGCCTGCAGCGCCTCGACGTCAGAGCGGGTGACAAAGGTCGTGGCCGCGATCACCTTCGCCTCTGTTGCGAGACAGAGCCGCACGATGCAATCCCGGATCAGAACAGCACCGAGCAATACCGGCGTTTCGGCGAGCGTCTGATTGCGCACCACGGCAAGCTGCGGCTGGGTCGCCAAGTTCTGCAGCGCGAGCGCGAAGCAGTTAACGAGCGGTGCTCCTGCAGTGTTGGTCTGCAAAAGCGTCTCGGCGTTGGCGGAAAGACGACCACATGCGACGCGGAGATCAGAACCGGTTCGCCCGGTCGCTGGCACAACACGCACGAGCGCGTCGAGACTGCGCTGCATGATGGCAGCGGCCTCTTGTGCAGTCTTCTTATCCATCAGCCCGGCCCCGGAATATTGCCCGCGCCTATCGCGTGAAGGCGCAGCATTTCATCGACATTGTCCATGACGGTCTTCATCTGATCGCGGAGATCATTCGCCGTCTGGGCGAGCATGCCTGCCGGGTTGTCAATCGTCTGATCTGGCACGCCATACTCAACGAAGCTCATATCGAACACGCAAAACCCCCCGAACTTTTGCTCTTCCGCCCATCGGTAATTCATGTTCACCACATAGGCGGGCGGGATCGTCGGCAACTGCAGCAGGGCAGGGCCTTCCCTTTCGAGCGCGGCGATCAGCCGGTCGCGCGCCTTGCGATAGTCGCGTTGGTAGAGAAGCTCCGGTGTGTCAAATGGATATGCGATGCAGTAGCCGCGCACGCTGAACTGTCGCGTCTTGCGTCCCATGTCCTCCGGATAGCCCTGGTCCTTCTTTGGCCACTCGTGGAGCACGATGCGACGGCCGCTTTCCTTGCTGCCCGTCTCGACGTGGAAAAATGCACCGCCATAGGAAGCGGGCATGAGTTCGTCCCGCCATTTCGTGTTCGGGATATCGGTGATCTTTGGTCCCGGTCCAGGTACGAATGCCATTGTCACTCGACTCCTGCTCGCCCGGTTGCTTCTCCTTCACTACCCTTACCGAGCGAGCTTGCTGCTGGCTCCATCTGCGTCTGACGCTGCACCGAGACTTTCTTGAACAAACCGCCAGATGAGGCGCTGACCTTCGTGCCACGCGGCGCATTGACGTCCACGGAAATCTTACCGGTACCCTCGACGCGATGCGTAGTTGCGGCATCGATGTTGGCGCGGTCGATTGCGAGCATTGAGCCTGTCGGATCGCTGCGACCGCCGCGCATAGTTGGATCGAACAACCCACCGCGCGTCGGATCAAACGCACCACTACCCGTGGTCGGATCGTCTCTGCTGCGCGAACCTGAAGGATCGCTGCGGCCGAGGCCGGGACGCGTCGGATCGCCGCCGAAATTGATTCCACGCGTTGGATCATCGCGACTGGCCGTACCGGATGGATCGCTTCTTCCGAGGCCGGGGCGTTGATTGAACCCAGAACCTGATAAGTCTTTCGAGTCCCTGCTTGCCGTTCCTGACGGGTCAGAATTGCCGAGGCCAGGACGTTGATTGAATCCAGAACCCGATAACTCTTTCGAGTCTCTGCTTGCTGTCCCTGATGGATCAGAATTGCCGAAGCCAGGACGATTCCAACCTGAGCCGGAAAGCGATTTTGTGTCTCTGCTCTGTGAACCTGCGGGATCGCTCTTGCCGAGTCCTGGACGACCCGTGGCGTCTATCGCCGACGAACTCATATCTCTGCTGGCAGTCCCCGCCGGATCGGTGGCGCCGAGGCCGGGACGACCCGATGGCGTCATACCTGGAGTGCCATAGCCACCCTTGCCGATACCGCCATAGCCGCCAGCAAACGAGCGCCCGGCGCCGCCGGTCCACGTACCGCCGATGGACGATGGTCCACCTCCGCGCTCATCATCTCTAAAACCAGGAGGAAGACCGGAGACCGGAGCGCCCATGCCGCCAAGTCCGCCTTCACTAACTGGAATGCCACCGCCGCCGCCACCGCCACCACCACCGCCGGGTGAAACCATGCCCTGAGATACGCCGCCCTGTTCGAGCATCTTCTTTGTAAAGATCGACGCGCGCCCATCACGACCGACGTTGAGCACGAGCGGGCCGTTGTGTGCTTCCTTGAGCAAGGCTTGTTTGAACGCTGGCCATTCCTTTCTCGATACGGAGAAACAGCCTTCGGTAAACATTCGGTCGAGCGTGTCACCGCTGCCCGGATGAATCTGAATGCCCCCGCGCGGCTGGCCTGGATATTTCGGATCGTTGATCACACCGCCAGCGCCGCCGACTGTCGCAATCGATCCGATACGCTGACCGATAGGACCGATGTCGCCACGCCCGATGTTCACGTCATACGTCCCATACGGAATGCTGCCGCGCTTCATGCCGCCGCTTTCCCAGTGAAACGTCTGGCCGCCAAGCGCGAGGTTGCCGCCGATCTTGTACGGCCGGTTGGCTTGATCCGGCTCCGCACCCATCGCGAGCGGGCCACTAGGGCCAGTGCCGCCGCCAGCGCCAGCGCCCGCGCCAGCACCCGCACCGGCACCCGCACCATCTAAGTGAGTGATCTGCCCGGCCGCCATCCGTTTTTGCCACTCTAACCATTTAGCGCGGCTGAAATTCCCCGACGTACCCGGCGACCAAAAATATTCGCCACCGGAAGTAAACTGTTGTACGAAGCGACCGCTGCTGCCCTCACGTTGTGCGAGGCCGCCCGAGGAATTGTCGGTCGCAAAATTACTGACATTCGATCCGGCGAGAGCGGACTCAAGTCTTGCTTCAGATGCGGCCCGAAACCCTGCGTCGCGCAGAGCGCCAGGATTATATCCTGCGTAATAGCCACCCTCGCGCGTGGTACGCGCTTCGTGTTCAAGCGAATGCCCGGATACCGACGCGCGATTCATCGTTTCTTCAAACACAGCCTGATTGGCCGCCGGATCGCGATTTTCACCCGCGCCGATACCAAGCAATTTTTCGCGCAGCCACGGCTTTTGCTGCAATTCGGCTCTGAACCGTTCGCGATCTTTCGCGAGATTCGCGTTTACGTCGCCGCTGGCCGCTGCCGGGGTGCCCGCTGCCGGTACGGCTGCATTGCCACCTCCACCGCCGCCACCTCCACCGCCGCGATGCCGCCCACCGCCGCCGAACCCACCGCCGCCGAAGCCGCGACCACCACCGCCAAACCCGCCGCCGCCGAATAGACCGCCAAGCATCGAGAAAATGCCGCCGCCACCGAAGCCGCGACCACCTCCACCCAACAAGCCGCCGAGCATGTTGAAAATGCCGCCGCCACCGCCGAGCAGGCCGCCAAGCATTCCACCGAAGCCACCCATGCCTCGGCCGCCACCAAACCCACCGAAGCCGCCACCACCGCCCAGGCCACCGAGAAGTCGCCCGATCATTCCCCCCATCGGACCCATTGCAGGGAAGCCACCACCGCCGCCGCCACCGAAACCAGCCAATCCACCACCACCGCCGCCACCACCACCGCCGCCACCGCCGCCGCCGCCGCCGCCGCCCGGAGCGTCCACATTGCTGCCTCCGAGCGTATCAATCGAAAAATGTCCGGTGTCGGGATTTCTCCAGTGCTCGCCGCCGCTCATTCCCCATTTCTGCTCAAGCGCGTTGAGCGTGCTGCGATTGTTCGATATCCACGCCTGCACATCACGGTCCACGACGTTTCGCGAATGCTGCGCCCAATCGACGGCAAGTCCCACCGGGTGCTGCGAAGCGTTGCCGGGGCGAGCACCGACGCCGCCCAAATTTCGAACCGGCGCTCCCGCCGCAATCAGATCATTGAAGAAGCCCTGGAATTGCGCGGCGCCGCGTTTGTTGACCGTAACTCGCGAGCCGTTCGATAGCGTCACCGTCTCGCTCTCGCCAGCGCCTATCGGACGCGTGCCCGCAGGGACATTGAAACGGCCGCCGCTTCCGCCACCCGTTCCTGTATTGCCACCAACCGGCAAACCGCTCGCACCTCCGGGAACATCAGTGCTGCCCATGCGTCGGGCCGCACTCACGTCGGTCGGCGCCGTGCCGCCGCTCGCCGGTGGAGTGCCGCCTGTGTTTACGCCGCCAGGACCACCCGTGGCGAAACCAGTCGGATCAGCGTTGCCCGTGCCGGTGCCGGTGCCCGTGCCGGTGCCGGTGCCGGTGCCCGCGCCTGTGCCCGCGCCTGTGCCCGTGCCTGTATCAGTGCCGCTGCCAAAACCCGGCAGGCCGCCGAGGCCCTGCATGATCGAAGCGCCCAATGCGCCACCGGCTGCGCCGCTCTCTGCCGTGCCCGCGCCGGTCCCACCCGGAGTCCCGGCGGTCCCGCCCTTGGCTTTGCCCGGCCCAGACGTCCTGAACAGAAACTCGTTGAGTCGTTTCAATTCGTCGGTGAGTTGCTTCTCGGTCTTGATCTGTTCGTCAGCCTGATCACCGAGGCCGAACCCTTTCTGCTGCGCAGGCGTGTGTATCGTGACCCGCTCGCCCGGCGACGCCATGAAGCTGATCGGCTCGCTGTCATCACCGCCGGTGCCGCCGACCATAAACGCGCCGCCGGTCTGGAAGCCACTCGAACGCGGAGCATAACGTCCGCGATAGAAACCTTGTGACGGCGGATGTGCGGTATCACGCACAGGTGGCCGTGGCCGTTCTCTTTCGCTACTTGGTACAGCCTCTCCCTTTGCTCGCGCCTGACGCTGCCTTTCTAGTCGTTCCTCTTGTTCTCTGGCGGTCTTCTCCCACTCGCTGAAAATATGGTCCATATGGTTAGCAAACGCTGTCAGACCGCGAATGACTGCGTTGATACCGGGCGCGCTAAACCGTCCGAAGAATAATGCGGCGGAGTCATCCATTCTCTTCCAGGCACCCGCCATAGCATTGACGTTCTCAATATATTCTTTGGCCATTTTCTCGCGCGTTTGCCATGCCGCAAGCTCGTCTGGCGTCATTCCGGCAAACGCAGATTTTACCCGCCAAAGGTCATGCGTATGAGCAATCTCCCCGGCCATTTCTCGTGCGTGGGCCGCCCTGCTCCGAGCCTCGTCGTCGGAATACATGCGGTTGCCCTGCGCATCGCGGACAGCCTGCATTGCCTTGAATGTGTTCTCGTAAGTTAAATTCTGGACGTTTCTCACCCAATTGGCTAAGCCGACGACATCTGATTTTTCTAGTTCCTGTAATCTCTGCATCATGGCTTCGCGTTGTGCGACGGCGAGGCCCGCTCCTTGCAGGTATTGCTGAATAACCTGACTGTTCCCCTTCGTCTTGTCGGCCAATGTATCGGACAGCCCCTTCAAGTTTTCGGTAATTTGCGACTCGGTCAAACCGGCATCGCGCATCTGTTGGCTTAATTTTTCATACTGACCGCCGAGCAAGCCGAGCCTCTGCGAGGCAACGGTGATGGCGTCCGTACTTCTCGAAAAGCGGTCGA